CACATTTCTTATACTGATATAAATTATATTTTCATATAAGAATGGAAAAGTTGCCGGTCAGCGACCGTTATAACGTTAGGTTCACGCTATACAGAGTCTCTCGAATCTTGAGAGAGCTTCTGGATATGTATCCGAAGTTGGAACCGGCCTTTACCGCTAGGCTTGGCGGTAAGGATCAGGATTTCCTGAATGTTCTCAGAGTGTATCATAATACTCTGCAGAAAACATTAGGAAAAGATACGTCCTGGTTCTTCGAATCTTGGTTAAAAATGACCTTGTATTCGGTAGACACCATAAGGCTTTGTTGTCTTATGACTAGTATCAAACCCGACTGGCTCACTCTTCCTGCTGTTTCCACATGCAGTGAAGGAGTGAAGTTCTTGAAGAACTGCTGTCAATGGGGTGCTACAATCATGTTTAGTACAGGGGAGGATCCAGGATCCTTCCTTCTACAAAAGCGTGGTTACAGTATCCTAAAGGGTCGGCTTCGCACACGAATAAATCGCAAAAAGCTAGTGTTTGTTAACACAATGCTGCAGATTAAACGTGTGTGTTTAAAAGTACCAGAATCCGTCGTGGATGACTCTTTAAGTCAACACGCATGGAAAATGGCAACAGTTAAACGAAGCCCAGAGTCTTTTGATGATGAAGTTATAGCAGAAATCTATAACCTCACAGACTCTAAACCCTTTGTCTTATATGGACATGACGAGCACAAGGTCGTTGACAACTTCTCACTTAATTCCTGTTTTGAAAAGTCCCGGGGCAAGGGTGGTAGCCATAGCTACCTCCTTGAGGAGGGTTACTCAAGAGGTTGGACTAACAAATTAATTGTTAGTTCTACTCTTACCAGTGACTCTCAGTCTGGGAGCTTTAAAGTGAAATACGGTCCCTATCCTACCATGGATGATCTCGCCTTAATGGGTCGCTCTACTGATCGGTTAACGAAAGTTATACCTATCTTGGAGCCTCTTAAGGTTAGGGTTATCACGGTTGGAAAAGCTTGGAGGTCTGCATTCTTAAGTGAATGGCAGCATTCGATGATGAGGAATATTAAACGTATACCGCAAATCGTCTCCGGACGAACACTTGATCCTAAAGAGATTACATCCTTATTGGATAATCTTCCTAAAGATTGGGTGGTCGTTTCTGATGACGGTGATGCAGCAACGGATTCCATTCATCCCTCTTTATCAGTAGGAGCTTTTAAGTACACCTTAGATTGGTGGAACAAGTCTACTGATGAGTTCTTTCGTTTCTTTAAAGAACAATATGAAGTTGATCTTCATTATGTCTTTACTGATAAGTCTGAACTCGCTTTTCATCAATTCAATGGTCAGTTGATGGGGGATCGTGCCTCCTTTCCTCTGCTTTGCCTCATTCATTATGGAGCAAAGGCATCCTTCTGCCGCCGACATGGTCTACCATTTGATTTCAAGATAAATGGAGATGATGGCTTGATAGCCATTCCTAAATCTCTAATTTCTTCTTATTTTGATCATATGAATAAGCTGTGGAACCTCAATCCATTGAAAACATGGATCTCGAATAAATACTGTAGTTTTAACTCACAGATGTTTACTCGAGGAGGTACACAAGTTCCAATAATAAGATGGAACATTGCTATTAATAATGACAAAAATGGGTCATTTGGTACGGATCCGACGGCAATTTCTAAGTTGATCTTAGATGCTCCCCGCTTTGCCAAAAAAGAAGTACTTCAGGAAGCCATTAGGCACTGGGGTCCCCTTCTAAAACGTTACAGTCGACCTTCTACAAATTGGTTTTTACCAACACATGTAGGAGGCTTGGGTATTGTTCCCCAATCTTACGACATAAAGGAAACAGTAACGAGAAGGCAAGCCAATTCTTTAAGGCAAGCGGTGGATTACATAGATTCCAACAAAGAGATTACTTGGTCTACTAAATCGTATACTAAAAATCGCAAACCTACCCATTGTCAAAAGACAGGATTGGGTCCCTCTGGCGAGAAGCTCTATACTGGAGTTTTCTTACAGAAAGGTTGGGTTGATCAGAAGTTACGTACGGTTCACCAAAGTAAATTGAAGGATATCAGGGGTGCAGGGACAAAGGCATG